ATGATGTATCTCTTATTGAAAAACCATGTGATGTAATTTATCATTTAGCTGAAAAAGAATTAGAATTAAATGATTCTATTGATATCTCAAGTTTAGTAAAAGCTAGGAATGAGTCTATGATTGAAGAAATAGCGTTTAGTGCTAACGAAAACATAAAGGCAAAATCATTAATAGAGAAAATATGCCAAAGCACAAATATGTTTTCATCTTTTAAATCAACATCTGATTTATCCTTTATATCAATTAAAGCAGAGTATGATTCTGCAGATATAACAATAAGAAGCAAAGATATAATAAGCTATTCTTTTACAAGAACTCCTATAGAAAAAATACATACTATTGTCAATGTTAAATATAAAAAAGACTATGCAGAAGGAGAAATGAAAGAACAGACAGGTTATTGTGATGGCTATGATTTTTTTGGTAATGCAGATTTAGGGTATAATAATGGTTATAGTTATGAATATTTAGGATTAGATAGAGAAGATAAGGTGCTAGAGTTTGAATCTGATATAATTAGAAATAAACAATCTGCTATTGCATTGAGAGATTTTATATACAAGTATAATTGCAATCAGCACAACATTATAAAATTTAAACTACCTTTAAGATATTTAAATTTAGAAGTTGGCGATGTCATAGAATTTGATTCTTTAATAGGAGATGTTAAGATTTATGGCGAAGATTACACACAGCCAATTATAAGAAACGGACAATTAATATATCCTTATTTTATCATTGATTCTATTGATAAAAAAAGAAATGAAGTAAATATTCAAGCAACACAATTACATAGGCTAACAGCTACATTTTCTGCACAAATAGGAAGCATCACAAGAACAGTAAGTCAAAATGATTTACCTAGTTTTACTATAGAAGATTTTAATGAATTAGAAGAATTTTTATTAGAAGAAAAACAATATTATACAACAGAGCAAAAAAGAGCTTCTGATTTAAATAGAGATGGATATATTGATGAACATGATTTGTTAGCATTAGAAGATTTATTAAATGTCAATGAATTTAATTTTGACGTAAATGCAGATGGAAATGTAAATGTTGTAGACATTATTGCAATTATGAATCAAGTTTTATCAAGCGAAGAACAATCAGATGAAATATTAAATCAATTTGATGTTAATGAAGATGGAACGGTAAATATAGTAGATGTTCTTTTAATAACGGAAGAAGCATTAGGAAATTAAATGAATTATAAAACACAAAGACAATTATCTAAATTAGTTAAAACAATATACACAGCAAACATACCTGATGCTACAAAAGGTACATTAAAGATTAATGATAATAATTTAGAGTTTGAAATAAATGGAGGATTTAGAAGGCTTACCTTTAATTTTAATGGTGCAATATTTATTTATAACAATCTTCCTGATGGTTATTCTATAAAAATGACTAATAGCATTATATCTATAAATAACTTATTATTTAAAAGGCTTAAAAATAATAATGTGTTATTTGAATATGATGGAAGTCTTAATATAGTAAGGGCTACTGCATATTCATTAGGGGGAAAGCCTATAAATTTAACTATTGAAGATAATACTAAAGCCGAACTCATTAATAATAGTAAAACAAATTTTGAAGATAACACTTTATTACTTCTTGAAGAATCAGTAATTCAAGATATTTCAATTATTAAAAAGGGAATAGATGATGATACTATAAAAGGATTAACTGCTCATAAACCATTATCTGATGGATATATTGGTAACTTTAACTATCATCCAAAAGAAAAAATTTATATGTCAGGCAAAATATTAACAAATCAATCCAAGCCTATTGGTAAACCTGCATCATTTTTTAAATTATCCAAAAATAAGTTAAATTTAGATACTGTATATAAAAAAACTCTACCTAAAACATCTCAAGATGTACAGAAAACAGAGCAGGTAGAAACAATAATACAGCCTAAAGCGATAATAAGACAAAGAAAAAAGCCTGAAGAAAAAAC